TCTTGCTTAACTAACAACTCATCTCCAACATTTACAATACTAGCGTTTTGTCCATCTAATTTAAACCACACTAAAGACGGATCATTAGCTGTAGTTAAAGCTAATCCTGTTGGAACGGAATCTTTTCCTGTTCCGTCTTGTTTATAAAATACATAAGAAAAAATAGTATTGTATTCCCCTTGACTTGGTTTTACAACAAACTTATATTTCTTTGCCCAATATGGAGGGAAGTTATCTAGTGTAACTTTTATTTCGTTTTTATATACAGAAGTATTAGGTGGAAAATATACATTATTATTTATACTTGTTAAGACAGTAGAAGCCCTACCATACTCATCCATATATACTACACCAACTTCGTAATCTCTATTAGAATGTAAGCTTAAAGATGAAGAATCTTTTTTAAAGCTTGCTCTACATCCAAACTGTTTAAAAGAATAATAACCTATAGCAGTATTTGAATTTTCATCAGCAAAGTTTATTGCAGGTGCTGTTAAACTAAAACTTGAACTACCTGTGGTATGTTCATACTTAAACCCGTCAGGTAAACATTCGTTCTCTCCAAAATTACCTCCTATGCTTATTTCATATTGTATACCTCCACTAGATAATCCAATGTTGTCATTTAAAACTAAAACATTCGCACATGGATAAGAACTTGCAGGTTCATAATCTAATCCTGCTACAAATGTAGATTCTCCTGTTGTTAAATTAGTTACGGTATATACCTCAAAAGGAACATTAGTTAAAGTAGTCCAAATTGCAGCTCCAGTAACAGGAGAGTTAAAACATAAAGGACCAAACGTACTAGCGTTATCATCTTGAACAACATTGTCATTTACAAAAACACTTCCCGTATATGTAGTGGATATACCACTATAAATAGGAGTAGCATTACAGGGTAAAGGAAATAAAGGAGTACCTAATAAAGTAACACTTTGGTCACATAAACCTGCATCTACCCCACCACCAATCAACCTTTGTCCATATGTAGCTTCTAATTCTTCTTCACCTGCTAAATAAAATTTATCACTAAGCGTACCTCCTTCACTACTTTTATTACAAGGGTATAATGGTTGAACAATACCACTTATATCTGTAAAACCTTGAAGAGCACTACCTCCAATTAAATTTTTAAATTCTTGAGACTCTAGCATTGATGCAATATTTACATATTGCACAGGAGCTACAAATTTCATTTCTATAGTAAATGATGGAAAAACTGCTCCTGATACTTGATCAAATCTTTCTAATTGAAAACTAAAAAAGAATACGGTTTCTGCCTCAATAATTCCTGTAACAGCAGATAAATCCCAAGTCAACTTACCATTAGGTTGAGTTGTAGCAACTCCCGTTAATGTATAATTACCTGTGCTTAAAGATGGATTTAAAGAGTTGCCGCTATAAAGTCCTAACTCTGTTCCTGCAATAGGAGTTGTAATAGGTTGAACATTATAATCTACACTAATTAAAGGTCCATCTTTACTGTTTAATCTTATATCATATCCATCTACATAATTACCAAATATAAGTCTGTTACCTTGAATAGTTTGTGCTTTAGCTACACGTGGTACATTATCATATAATCTTAACAACTCATCTGATCCTAATGTAGTATATATTTCACTATTACTAAATGTAACGGTATAAAAGCTGTTATTACCTAAAAATAAATCTTCTTTGTTATATCTTTTTATAATATAAATTACATTAGATGTAGCTTCTTTATATAGTAATTGAATTTCTTTTACTCTCTTACTACCTGTAGAAAATGTAACTTTACATCCATTATAATGATTTTGCATCCCTTCATTCCAAAAGTTTTGGATGCTTATTACAAACTCATCAGGTTCAAAAGCAGGATTAGAAAATAAAGAGGTAGCACTATACTGACCATCTTCATATCTATACCTATATGCAAAAGATAAAAACCTTGTTTCCATATAGTTTTCTTCACCTGGTAAATTTATGAGTTCTACATGGGGTGTGCCTAATGGAGATACTTCTCCTGCGGCTGCATCAAAATCTTCAAACCCTGGAGGTTTTACAATTACACTTATATCTTCTTCTTCTAAAACAGTATCTAAGTTACCAAAAGGTTCGGCATAACTTCTTGTTACATTTATCATTCTTGGAGGATTTAAATCATCTGTAAAGAATAATAAATTTTCAATTTTACTTACTCCTGTAATTAAGTATTGAAAGTTAAAATTTAAAACTTGTGTGCTAATTACATGATATACTAAAACATTAGTAGTAGTATTAAAAGATACTATCATATCTACCACACCTGTACTAGCAGAGTTAGGATTATTTTCATCATGAACAAACCAATAAATAGTTTCGTTTATACCATCTTCAAAATAACCTATAGTTCTTGCATTAGTAGTTAAAGGTTGTCCTGCATATTCTAAAGTAGATAACCTAGAGTTACCTTTAGAATTTTCTACCGCACCTATCTCTGTAGTTTCTGTTGAACCTAAACGTACATTGAGAGCATCTACATATTCCCCTGGCGGTACTAAGCGTTCATCCACGCTTTTATTCATTCGCCCTTTTACAAAAGTTTCAGAAGTTTGAGCCATTCTACTTTATAATTTTATTCTGACCTCTCATATTTTGTAAGAGTCTGCCAGGGTGTATGTAGATGCTCTCAATGTACGTTTAGGTTCAACAGAAACTACAGAGATAGGTGCGGTAGAAAATTCT